AGGGACTGCAGAAGAAGCAGGAGTCTGCGGCAGGAGCCAGTGTACGTCCTGGGGGAGGAGTAGTAGTTCCTGCGGATGAGAATTCTGAGGAATTAGAGGATGTTGTTCGCAATGCCTTCATTAAATCCTCCACAGGGCGGGTATAAATAATGCTTGTAATATAGTGTAAGCTGTGGTAGCCTATGTTCAACTGCTCCACAGCTTACACTTTGGATCTAGAGCTTACACTCCTCGCAGTAATGGTAGTATTCATTCACCTAATAGGAGTATATGCCAATGGCATTCCCAAACGTAAGCGATATCATCGCGACCACGATCGAAAAGCGCAGCAAGAAAATTGCTGACAACGTCTCCAAAAACAACGCCCTGCTCGCTAAGATGCAGACCCGAGGACGCAGCCGCACCTTCAGCGGTGGCCGTCTTATCTATGAAGAACTGAGTTTCGCAGAAAACGCGAATGCTGGCTACTACTCTGGTTATGACTTGCTGCCCGTCGCGGCGCAGGACGTCATCAGTGCAGCGCAGTTCGACATCAAGCAGGCAGCTTGCCCTGTGACTATCTCCGGCCTGGAGCAGTTGCAGAACTCCGGTCCTGAGGAAATGATCTCATTGATTACCTCACGTATCGACGTTGCAGAATCCACCATGCAGAACCTTGTCTGCGGCGGTCTATATTCTGACGGCACTGGCTTCTCTGGCAAGCAAATTGTCGGCCTTAACGCTGCGGTGCCTCTGGCCCCGAACACTGGCGTCTACGGCGGCATTGACCGTGCTACCTGGACATTCTGGCGCAGCAAACTGAAGGACGCGGCTAACACCACGACTCTTCAAGCTGACATGAATGACCTGTGGGCTCAGTTGGTGCGTGGAATGGACCGCCCTGACCTGATCATTGCTGACGCAGTGGTGTGGAAGGCGTACATGGCGTCTCTGCAAGCCAACCAGCGATTCACGGATTCCAGTTCTGCAAGCCTTGGCTTCCCGACCGTGAAATTCATGGATTGTGACTTCGTGCTTGACGGTGGTATCGGCGGCTTCTGCCCGACTGGTACTGCGTTCTTCCTGAACACTCGCTACATCCACTATCGTCCGCATAGTGCTCGCAACTTCGTGTCTTTGAACCCGAACAAGCGGTACGCGATCAACCAAGACGCTGAAGTTCAGATTCTTGCTTGGGCGGGCAACCTGACTTCCTCTGGTGCTCAGTTCCAGGGCCGTTTGGACGTCAACTAAGTAACTCGCCCCCACGGATGGGGGCACTATTTTTGGAGAAATGATATGCCTGCTCTAAATATGCAAAACCCTACGGATAATGTTCCGACAGTTCCCGCCAATCCCGCAGTTGGTAAGTTCGTGTTCATGTCTCCCTTCAGTGGACCGAAGGGTTCTCCCTTTGATGCCAAGTTTTATCACCCAACGACTGGAGTGCTGACAGCTGACCCTACCAACTACTCTACTGGTGGCTTATCAACTGGCATCGGATATGGGTCTCCCCCGATTATCAACCCAACTGCTCCTGCGTCCATTATCGCTGCGGGCTTCACCGATGACTATCAGCCTGGAATCAGTGCCATCACCTCTGCTACTACTTTGCAGACTGCTACGCTCGCTACACTTACCTGTATCGGCGGAGGCAAGAGTAGCATAGTGAACGGCACTGGCCCTGCGACTGGGGGCAACCCGAATGGCAATGGCACCCCGGCCAGTGAGAAGGTATCAGTATCTGCCCCCTACGTTGCTCAGCCTCTGTTGGGCTTCGGAAATTCAGGAAGTCGAGACGCTGGTGCTGGTCCTGCATTCACTGGATTCAGTGCGAAAATGGTTACGGCGACGGGAGCCGTTGCTAATGGTGTGGCAATTGAGGCTGGGTTCCTGAACCGATCTGGCATCTCCATGGTGACAGGGCAGTCGGCCTTCGGCAGTGCTATTGCGGCAAGTCCGGCAGTAACCTAAAATAGAAAGTACACGCCCCCTTCGGGGGGCTTTTTTGAAGCTAAGGAGAATACAATGCGTGATGTAGCTGAGTTTGACGTTTCTGACTTCGAGAATCCCAATTCTGAGAAGGGAATCTATGCGAAGTTTTATTTCTTCCCTGTGGAAGATACCAGACAAAGTGCAGAGGCGGGTCGCCCTGTATTTGTAGACAAAGAATTTGTGGAAATTATCGCGGCGGGCAACCAGAATAACATTGTTCGCCGACCGGTTGGCCGGATGGACATAGATCGGTTCCCGCGCCAGTACGCTCTATTCAAGCAAGGCGATGCAGAGCAGATGATAGGCACCCCATTGACTGAGGTGCCGTGGGTGACACGAGCGCAGGTGGAAGAGTTTGCGTATCGTAAAATCCGCACCTTGGAGAATTTGGCAGAAATGAGCGACGCTCAGTGCAACGCTCCAGGAATGTACGACATGAAGAACAAAGCCAAGTCGTGGCTGCAAAAGGCTAATGAGGCTGCACCGTTCACTGCCATGCACGCTGAGATGGACGCACTAAGGGCCGAGTTGGCAGCACTGAAGGTTGCTCCAAAGGCGGCGAAAGGTTAGGGGGATGACTTCTCCCACGACCCCCCTATCGGGCTTCGTGGGAGGGGTCGGTTTTTAGGAGTAACAAATGACGAGCACTGCTACAGCTAGCACGATTTTGAACGCAGCCGTGGCAGAGCTTGGGTTGCCGCTTGTATCGTTGACCACCTCTACTGGTGACACTCTGGCTCAACAGTCGCTGGCGTTGCTCAACGCACTCGGAGACGAACTTATTCGCATCCACGACTGGCAGTTTCTAGAGCAGGTCATGAACTTCACGGGGGACGGGATACTAGACACTTTCTTACTGCCGTCAGACTTTAAGCGGCAGATAAACCAGACGCAGTGGGATAAGAGTGCCAGACGCCCAATGATGGGGCCAGATAGCCCACAGATTTGGAGTTGGTCGCAGTATGGTATTGTCAGTGCGGGCGTCATGTACCGCTACCGCATACTAGATAACGAGTATACACTGTTTCCAGTACCCTCTTCCGATGAAGAATTTGCTCTGTACTACATTTCTAAGAATTGGGTAATAGACGGCGCTGATCCTAACATTAAGCGTGACGCAGCAACCGCTCCTGGCGATATCCCCATGTTCGACAAGCGCCTTATGATCACGGGACTGAAAGTAAAGCTCTGGGCTGCTAAAGGATTTGACACGACCGCACTGCAAGAGGAGTTCCAGTTCGTACTTAATGCCGAGAAAGGGCAGAATCAAGGTGCTAGAGAAATAGGTCTAAGCGGCAACAACTCCCACTTCTACCTAAACTATCTCAATATTCCGGAGTCGGGCTATGGGCTATAGACGTAACGCCGTCCAGAAAAAGGTTTCGCAGCTTTGGTCTACGATGGCTCCTCTCGGCGGCATTAACGACACTCAACCTCTTGCTGCTATGGAGCCAAACTATTGCCTTGACATGGTCAATTGGTATCCAGGTAACAGTGCTCTTGCTGCTCGTAGAGGATACAAGGAGTGGGCTACAGGATTTGGCGCTCCCGTGAAGACGATAATGACCTACTACGATATGTCCGGAGTCGTTAAACTGTTTGCTGCCACAGACGCGGGGATTTACGATATCTCTGTTAGCACCGATTCTCCGGTTGTAGAACTTGTAGCTGTCAACGGAGACTTTAAGTACGTCATGTTTGGTACAGTCAACAAGCAGTACCTCGTGGCAGTCAACGCCAAGGGCGCTCCTTCGTTCATCTATGATGGGACTACTTGGGTCGCTATGGTGGAAGAGGCGGGAACACCAGATGCTCCCGGAGAAATTAAGGGGGTGAATCCCAGCACTTTTTCCCACGTTACTACCTTCAAGCGCCGACTGTGGTTCGTAGAGGACGATACCACAACGGCATGGTACTTGCCGATTGACTCCGTCGGCGGAGAGGCGAAGCCCTTCTATCTGGGCAGCATATTCCGTCGCGGAGGTAAGCTGCTCTACATCGTGGACTGGAGTGTAGATGCCGGTGACGGTCTGGACAACAAGATTGTGTTCGTTTCTGATGTTGGAGAGATAGCGATATACGCTGGAGATGACCCAGATTCTACAGACCCTACCTTAGTGGACAGACCGTGGCACTTGGAGTCTGTATTTTATTCTGCCTCCCCTATGGGAGAGCGCACAGCGGTAGATGTTGGGGGAGATGTTCTTTTTCTAACTGCGTTCGGGGTTATTCCTCTATCTCGTATTCTATTGGGAGAAGTAGCCCAAAGCCCAGACGAAGCCTCTATATCTAAGAACATCAACCGCGCCCTTAACCGAATTGCTGCGAGTAAGCTGTACCAGATTAACTGGCAGATTTATAATATACAGAACTCTCAATCTTTGATGGTAAACATACCTCCGAATGGAAATTCTCCTGCTATTCAGTATGTAATGAATCTATTGACTGGAGCATGGACTAGGTATGACTTACCAATCAACTGCGCCACCATTGCTCGTGGTACGATGTACTTCGGCACTACTGATGGGCGCGTGTGCGAATTTGGTGAAGAGAATTACCTCGATGACGTGGCTTTAGACGGCACTGGTGGAGTAAAGATCGTCTGCGGTCTATTCACTGCGTTTTCCTACATGGACAACCCGTCAGTACTAAAGCATTGGAATATGATGAGACTTCTGTTCCAGGCAACACGTCCGCCAAACTATGTATTTCGGTTGAACACGGATTTTTCTCTGGACTCTTTGGCCGGAGTACCTGCGCCGCCCCCAGAGTTAGATGTAGCTCCGTCATTATGGGATTCCGCGCTATGGAATCAAAGCACTTGGTCTTCTACAGATACGGTGTATCGTCCTTGGCTAGGAGTATCTGCTATGGGATTCTCTTGCGCCTTGCTGCTGAATGCTTCAGTAGTCGCTAAGACGCAGCTTACCTCTATAGATTTTGTGTATGAGGAGGGAGGATTTATATGAAACACTTAGATTGCTCCACCCTATTTCTCCCTATACTGTGTCGTGCTCTGGACTATGCACCGACTAACGCGGCTCAGTGTATTACTTGCGTAGATCAAGATGGGCTTATCGCTGGAGTTATTTACGACGGATATAATGGACGTAGTATCGCGGCCCATATCCACGTAGCAGATGACAAAGTGCCGAGTCGCGAGTGGTATAGCGCGATATTTGATTACCCCTTTAATAGATTAGGGGTTAATAAAATCTTGGGACAAGTAGCAGAGAATAACACGAAAGCTAGACTATTGGACGATCACTTTGGGTTTGTCATAGAGGGGGTCATTAAAGACTACTCTATAGATGGCGATCTAGTCCTGTACACCATGACCAGAGATCAGTGCCGAGTACTTAACTCTCCTCTCTGGGAACGCACTAACGAAAGAATTAGGAGGGTAGCATAATGGGTGGTGGAAAAGGGCCGAAGGCCCCAAAAGCTCCAGACTACGCAGCTCTGGCTCAACAGGACGCGGCGGCTCAGTTAGCTGCCGCTAATCAGATCACAGGCTGGAATCGTCCTGACCAAACTGACCAGTATGGAAACACTATTGACTGGACGCAAAGTCCAGAGGGAGCCTGGAGCCAAGAGGTGAAGTTCGGAGGAACTCAGCAGCAAATACAAGACGCGGCTGACGCAGCTAAGTTGGCAGGAATACAGGGGTTTGTTAATCAGCCAGGATTCCAGTACGAGCCACTCGGTGGCGGCTTCGGCTATGGTGGCGGAGGATACAGTGCTGGGAACGGTGGGCCTTCCTATGGAGGGGGTGGAGGATACAGCGGCAGCTCCGGAGGCGGGGGCGGTAGTATCAACTATCCCAGTAGTGGAACGAATGATGCCTTGGCAAAGGCGGCAGACCCAGGAATCTACGAGAACATGATCGCCAAGCTGAAGGCGGCGGGGGGCGACCCAGGAAAATTTAAGAACCTCGCTGGTGCTATCGGCAACTTTGACAGTACGCAGGGCGACAAAGTTGCTGCGGACTTATACGAAGCGACTATGGGTCGTTTTCGTCCTGAGGCGGCTAGGAACCAAGAGGCGCTGGACGTCAAGCTGCGTCTACAGGGGCTACAGCCTGGAACCGAGGCGTATAATCGCGCCATGCAGAACATGATGACCTCTATAGGAGATGTGTCTACGCAGGCGGGTCTTAACTCTACACTTGCTGGATATAACGCAGCGAGGGATATCTACAACACCAACCTCGGAGGGCAGGGTCAACGATTTGATCAGCAACTCGGTGGATGGCAGGCTAACTTGGGACGTAATGATCAGCTCAATAGGAACAACCTTGCCCGCAAAGAGTTTAACTACGGAATGCAGGACGATACGTGGGAGAACAATCTTGCACGTCAAGGGCAGCTTGAGGGACAGAATATTGACCGTGAGGGCATTTCTGCTCAGTTGTCCGCTGCTCGCTCTGCTGCGGCTGCGTCACGCTATGGTGCCGACAAGCAGTTTGATCTTGGCAGGATGCAAGAAGATAGGTTGGGTCAGGGGCAGATGTTTGACCAAGCCCTGACTGCTTATCGCCTGCCTTACGAGAAGTACAGCTACATGACTGGTACTCCTGGAGGACAGACTGGATTTACCGACTTCAGTACGGCGACTGGCTACAATCCAGCTAGCATGAGCAACGCCGCGCAGAATGGCTATAATGCGAATATGGCCGGATATAACGCTGGACAGGGTAAGAAAGGAAACACAATGAATAACATGACCTCACTTGGGTCAGCAGCAATTAGCGCATCCGCATAGGAGATAGATCATGGGACGTGGAATAAATGGACAACCCTTTACCCCTGAAATGATTACGCAGGGAGTAGGTGCTGGAGGCAAGGCGTTTGAGCCGTATTATCCCGGCAAGGGATTCTATTTTGCTCCAAAGTCTTTTCAGGACTCAATCCGTAGCGGTCAGGGGCCAGCAGGATTTAGGTTCGGAGATACTCCGTACATGGGGGAGCCCATTCCTCCTCCCGCCGCTCCTCCGCCTCCTGAGAAGAGTTCCCAGCAGCAGTTCTGGGAGAAGACCAGGCCAGGAGAACCGTGGCGTGGAGAAGATTGGGCTCAGCAGGACATGCAGGCGCGTAGATCTGAGGCTGAAGCAGCGGCGGCTGCTCGCCAAGCTGCTCATGATAATAAGCCGCAGATGACGCATCGCTCTAACTACGGCAACGAAGGAGGCTATGAGCCACCTGCGTCCAACGAGCTGAACTTGGCACTGAATCCAGGGTACAGACCTGGACAGTTCAACCAGTGGAGCAATAGGCGACAGAATAGTTGGGGGAATAAGCATGGACTCGGCGACATAGGTCAGGGCAGCTTGGCGAGCCGTGGTCTGACTCCGATGAACAACATGGCTCCCGTAGGTCAGGGTATCTACTCCAAGAGTAGTAATGGTACAGAGTCCTACACCCCTCCCAGCAGTAGGAGCTCATACTACCCTAGCGGAGGTGCTCCGTCTGGCCCTGGACCTGGAGTCTACTCCAACATGGCTGCTCAGCAGAAGAAGACGAACACCAAGGGAACACCTCCGCCGTCCGGCAATAAAGGGGGCATCAGATGAATGGGACAGTAGGCACTGCCAATCAGGTCTATGGGGAAATTCCTCAGCTACAGATGCCTGAAGGCCCTAAGCAGGACTATTCCCAATTGATGGAAGCTCTTGCTAAGAAACAGATGGCGGGCAAGGCCACTGGCTCAGCCCCTATCCAAGGCGGCAAGGGGCAGGCGAGCGCCACTGGTCAAGTCGTACCCTATGGTGGGGTGACTACGCAGGGCGCTCCTAGTGCTATGGGCAGCGCGTCTACATGGGTAGCTCCAGCAATGGCGATGGCGGGGTTGGTCAAGGCGGGCGATAAATTGAAAATTGGTGCTAAGGATCAGGCTCATTTGTACTCCAAGTTACTTAAGAAATTTACGGGGATGTTCTAATGGACTTTGTCGGACAATTTACACAAGCATCCTCAGAGGCTGAGCGCAAGCGTAAGATGGCTGAGGCTTTGCAGAAGATGGCACTTACCTCCGGCCCCGCTACTGTCGGCAGCTCTGGCTATGAGTACATGTCCCCCGAGGGCGGCACTATGTCAGCTCCTGGACAGCAGTACGCGAACTGGGGCGGAGCGCTTGGGCAGCTCGGTGCTGCGTTCTTAGGACGTGGTGCTGAGAATAAGGCCGCTGCTGCTGAGGAAGCCTCTTCTCAGGCTAAGATAGCAGCTATGCAAGATATAGCTAGTAGGACTTCAGGAGGACAAATGTCTCCTGAGGATATACTCAAAATGAATCAGCTAGGTATTGATCCTGCTACTCTTAAGTTGATGATGCCTAAGTCTCCAAATACTGGAGCTATTACTCAGGGCTACAGTAGTCGTGCTGGTTTAGAAGCTCTTAAAGCTATGGGAGTAATTGATCAGGCTAAGTTCGACGCTGGTATTGCGGCTCTAGGAGAAGATGATAAGGCTAAGAGAGAATTGAAGGCTTATGAGCAATCTCTAAAACCGGCCCCTATCCCACGCGGTTTGACAATGGCCGAGTTTGCTAGAAGTGACCCGGAGGGGTACGCTAAAATGAAGCAGATGGAGGCAGCGGCGGCTCTATCTGGAAAGCCCCTAGCACAATCCCCGTATCAGAAGAAGTTAGGGGAAGAGCAGGCTAAGGTAGATGTTAAGACTATAGAAGGAGAGAGCAAAGTTGACGCTGGTATCGCAAGGGCCGATGAGCTATTAAGAGAAGGTTCCGGAGCTGGTCCAATCATGGGGCCGACCATGCGGGTTGCAGATGCTCTTACTCAGATGATGCCTGGACAACCAACTGCGTCTAATGTAAGCGCTAGAGTGCAGATAGAAGAGCAGAAAGCCAAGCAATTCCATCTAGATGCTATGGAGCAGATGCGGGGCTTTGGTCAGGTTACTGAGGCAGAACAGGCAATTATCGCAGGTACGCAGTTTGATCGTTATGATAGTCCAGAGGCTCGTGCTGCTAAGGTGCAGGTCATTAAAGGTGCTCTAGAACGAGGAAAGGCCAAAATAGAGGCAGCTAGAGCCAGAGCCATGTCCGGTAATCCGTTGCCCGTAGTACCTGGAGGCGACAACGTAGACGACTTGTTGATGAAGTATGGCCGATGAAGCCCAACTTGTAAGAGCTCTTAGAGCAGCAGATGCCGCTGGTGATGTGGAAGCTGCGCGTAGGCTGGCAGCAGCTATACAGGCTTCCAGGAGCGCTGCTCCGACGCCTGTGGCAGCGCCTACAGGGGGGGCCAGTGCTACCCTACAGGGTACGCCGCCCGGTGCACCTACCGCCAGCCCTGCGTCCGACGATGGTACTGCTTGGATGAACAACTGGAATCCAGCATCTGAGATGTCTGGTACTGAGCGCTTCGTCACAGGCTTTGACAAGGGAATTACGAACTTAGGACAGGGGGCAGCACAGATGATTGCTGGCCTTAAAGGAGATCCTAAGTTAGACCAGCAGTGGAGGGACAAAATAGCAGAAGAGCGTAAACTCACCCAGCCGCTAATGGACACTGGAGCTGGGTTCGCAGGTAATCTGACTGGTGGTATGGTAGCGACTGCCCCCATTGGCGGGGGAGTAAAGGCTGCGAGTTTACCCCTCACAGTGGCTAGAGGAGTGGCCGAGGGTACTGCTACTGGAGCCTTAGCTCCTGAGGCTGAGCAAGGAGAAAGGCTCAGCAATATAGGGCTAAGTGCCGGAGTAGCGGGAGGACTCCCCCTTGTAGGGGGAGCTCTTAGGAAAACCGTAGGAGAAATGGATCCTGCGCTGGTAAGGGCTAGAGAAGTTCTATCTCAGTACGGTATAAAGATGCCAGAAGGAGCTACTGCCCCTGGAGCGCTATCTAAGTCTATAGATAGTGTGTCCCGACATATTCCCTTCCTCAACGCTTATCTGAAGCAAGGGTACGACGAGAAGAGGGATGTAGCTACAGATGCTCTATTCAAAATGCTTGGTTCTGAGAAACCTACAAATAATCAGGCACTTCTAGATGTAATAAATTCTGCTGGTGAGAGAGTTGGTGATGTTACTAGAGGTAAGACCGTAGATTTAGGGGGCATAGAGGGAGACATAAGCAATGTCTTATCTCAGTACGGCAATCTTCTTCCTAGCCAACGTAGTTCAGAGATTGGTAATATCGCCAATGATCTTCTGGATATAGCCCACTCAGGACAGCCTTTTTCAGGCTCCGCTTATCAGACTGTGCGCTCAGATCTTGGTGCTGAGGCAGCTAGAGCCACCCCTGCGAAGGCAGGAGCTCTCAAGGGGCTAAAGGAATCTCTTGATAGGAAATTTAAGGACACACTAGGCCCAGACGAAATTGAGCAGCTAGCCGATGCAGAGGCTAAGTACAGATTAGCTAATAGCCTTCGCAATTTAGATATTAAAGACGGTAGGATAGACTTAAGCAAAGCCAGAACTGCTGTAGAGAAAAAGGCCAGAAAAGGGCCAGTAATGGCAGAGGCTAGAGATCTGTTATCTGCGGTAGAGGACATAGTTCCAAAAGGTTCTTCTGGCCTAAGTCCTCAGGGGGCCATAGGTACAGGATTAGCAATGACTAGTCCCTTGGCAGTGGGCAAAGCTCTCGTTATGGGAGTTCCCCTGCGGGCGCTATTGTCTACTGGAAAGCTACAGAAGGCCGCTGGAAATGAGACAATTCAAGAACTTACTGCTAGACTTCTTAGAGGATTAACTCAGTCTAGTATGAATAACTAAGGAGAATAGATATGCCCCGCAATGGATCAGGAACGTACACTTTACCGCCGAGCAACCCCGTTGCTCCTGATACCGTTATTGAGTCCATATGGGCCAATGACACGATGGAAGACCTTGGACTGGCGCTGACCAATAGTTTGACTAGGAACGGAGAAACGACGGCTACAGCTAATCAGCCAATGGGGGGGTTCAAGCACACTGATATCTCGTCTGCCACGTTACGGAATCAGTACCCCTCACTGGCTCAAATACAGGACGGACTACATGCTAGATTAACGAGTGTCACTGGTACGAATAATCTGATCGGCACGTTGCCAGGAGGGTCTACGACCTACGCACTCGGTATGGTGGTCACTTTCGTAGCTCCTGTTACGAACACCGATGTCATGACACTAAGTTTCAACGGCATAGGAGTTCGTAATGTAGTCAATAACGCGGGCATAGCGATGTCTCCTGGAGAAGTGATAGCTGGGGAACTAATGTTCACTTTCTACACGGGCACTGAGTTTAAGATGATAGTGTCCTCAGAGGGTGGCGCTGCGGACGTAGCACTGGCTTCTATGCACACCACGGGCCAGATACGTCCTGGAGCTGGGTCATTTCTTGCTATCACTGTTGCTACCCCCACGTCTGTTAATATTCCGGCAGGCACAGCATGGATTACCCTACCAGAGGCAGTGGCGGGCGAGGGGGCAATACAGGTGTCCTGGTTAGCACAGACTGTAACATTGTCTTACGTCAACACCAGCTTTTCTACTACTCTGCTTGTCAATAACCTTGGGCAAATCGTACAACAGCCTGGAAAGCAGAGCGGAGCTACATTGCGAGACAATGTAGTGATAGGTGTAGTCACGCACTTTGCTGGTGCCATCGTCAATGTAAGCACTCGCCCTATTATCTTTGGACAGGATGCCTACAACGTCACCGACGTGGTGTCATTCCTCTCTGGTGCGTTGCTCCAGGGAGCTCTTGTCACTGCCAATGGCACCAACAATCTTCAGTTGGACATTACCTCAGGTAAAATCTTCAGTCCTGGTGGTGCTGCGAACACGATACTTAACCCGAATATTTGGGAGCTGGCGTCGGGTAACGCAATAGGATTTCGCACGTTGGCCGGACAGAGCACCTTGGGGGCATCCATTAACACTGCCCCCGTCGCCAGCTACGACCCCAGCGGCTCGGGGGTAGTGACTGCTATCCCCACTAACGCTGATGCAGTTATTCACAGACTGTATTATCTCTACGGCACTTATGTCTGGGCTTATGGGCAGTACGTCTATAGCAGTGTTGAAAACGCGCTGTCCCTACTAGAAATTGACCGCACGAAGTACAACCCGTCTACCTATCTTACTGAGGCGACGCTGATTGCCGAGATCGTGGCTATTAAGACTGCCACTAACCTCGGCAACATAGCTCAGGGCGCTATCGTAGGTGTAGCGGCGTTGACCATAGGACTCGGCGCTACTGGTACATCACTACCCGATGCCCCCATAGACGGGTCTACCTATGGCCGACTAAACGCTAGCTGGTCTGCAGTTATCGCAGCCGCTAACCCGAACATGACTGGACTGGCTACTATTACTGGCAGCGCACCAGAGTACCGCGTGACTCTCAGCCCCGTGGCGGCTGGCTCAGCCAAGCTAGGGTTTAAGAGCGGAGTCTTTGACTGGGCTAAAATAGAAGTAGTCAATCCCGACAACAAGATGTACATCCGTGGATATAATCCAACTAACGGAACTCTACAGAATACCATCACGTTTAACTTTCCTACTGGAGAACTTATTCTTCCAGGTACGCTGACAGTGGGCGGCCCCATTAACGCAACCGCCAATACGATCACTGCTAACCAAATCGTGGCTACTGCCTTTGTCAAAGGTCTGTATGGGTTCTTTACTACTGGTACTTTAGGAGTAAACGTTGGGGAATCCGGAGGAACAGGAGTGGTCTTCGCAGGTGCTCAGGCAGGATCTCCCACTATTCCCATAAAGGTCAGCGGGTCGGCGGCAACGCTGGAGGCTTTGTCCGGAGTAATGAGCCTCACGTCATCCAGCACTATGACCTTAGTTCCAGGCAGCACGTTTGCCGTCCGGCACCTTGGTCTAGCGTCTGATGCGTTCAATGTCAATAACACGAACATGAGTCTTCGGTACAGACAAGCGACGAATACGAATGCTATTCTCGTTACTGATACCACGGTTGATATCAACTATCAGAGTCCGTCAGGGCAGGGAGCGATAGAGATAGACAATGCTACGCTGATATTGCGAGCCCCTACAGGAAACAAGTGCGCGGACTTTAGTCTGACGTCCAATAAACTCTACTTTAGTGGCTCAGCTACGCTGTCCATCAATATGTCCACCACAGCAGTGCTCTGTACCGCGCTCGATGGGTCAAGTGCTCTGGGCTGGGACAATACGGCAGTTACTCTGTACAACGCCACGAGCCAAGAACGTCTGAAGGTCAGTACCTTCCTGGCATTCCCTAACATACCTGCTGCGTCTCCAGGGACAGGCGGGGTGTATAGGGATGCTAGTGGGTTCCTAAAAATCTAAGCTGCTTCGGCAGCTTCTTTCTTGGCCAGCTCTACTGTGGCGGTGTTGGACATCTGCTGACAAGCCTTCTTCCAATCTATGGGCACCCCCTGTGTTTCCAGGCGGCACATTTCTGCGTAGAAAGTGATTATAATATTCTCTAACATCTTAGGCTCCTAAAGTTTCGTCCCACAATTGGGGCATTTATGAAAATATACTGCCAGATGATACCTCCATGTACAGGCTTGGCAAGCCTTTACCCTACGGGGGCCGTCTAAATACCCCCCTGTTTGCTTGTGTGGCGCGGGTAAGGGTGCCGGTAGGGTTAGCGTTGTGCGCGTAGCAGCGGGCAATTGGAGGGCCACTAGCCAAACACTTTAGTAGACCCGATGTACACGGACACCACGGGGGTTGATCCTATGTATATACTCTGTACTTGGACGCCTCCGAAGTAGATATTCTTTTCTCCGACAGGTGGGACGCCACCACCGAAGTCAGGGACTAACTGAGCTAAGCCAGTGACGAAGTCTGGAACTAACTGCGCTTCACCTGCCATTATTCAACCACCCACCCGAATACTCCGGGTTCCCATACGTTAGCTGCTTGAGTGGATACCCATATCTGAGCATTGTGTGTGACACGGGCACCGAGAGCATAGGCGTCTCCTGCTCCAGTGGGCTGTACCCATGCCGGAGGAGGGGCATTGGCATCTAGCATAGTCTGCCTCCAGTTTATAGGCGGCTCCCATACATTGTCATCTACCAGTGCTATCCAGTATGCTCCATTGTGTTGAACTATGGAGTTTATTGAGTAAGAGTCGTGTGCCCCTAGAGGTTGTACCCAGACTGGGGTAGCTATAGAGGAATCCACCCACCCGCTTACAAGTGGAGAGCGCACATTGCCCTCAACTTCATTAGTCCACAGCAGTCCGTTTGCCTTCACTACTGTGCCGACAGGTAGACCCCCGTCCGCAGGAGCTACCCATTCTGGGGGGAAATCCGTACTCTGTACTTCGTCCGGGGTGTATGTCCACCCATTGCCACTCGTAGCGTCAGCCACTAGCATTGAGTAGCCGGGGCCATAGACTCCGAACTCCGCGACGTAGGTGATGCCGTCTATTTCTCTAATTAGTCTGCCCATGCTTTTATCTCCTGCTTTCTAAACGGTGACAGTCCAGCCCTTGGCTGTTGCTATTGATGGAGTGTGTGTTGCAGTCCCGTAGTTTCCAGTAACAATAATGGTCTTACCAACTACTGTTGCGAGGCCGGTGTATATTGCATCCAGAGCAGTACCTGAAAGTAGCATTGCTGGATAGGTGATATTTTCTTTTGTGCCTGAAAGTGTCCCTGTCTGCAACGATTTACATCCGCTAAACATAGTGGCGTAAGTAGTTGCTGCACCTACTTGTAATTGCGGGATTGTTGCTAGTGAGACACACGATGTCGCGAAGTTAGTAAAATCAGTTGAGGCTGATGTATTGAAGTGAGGTATAGAGGCAAGCTCAAAACACAGGTTAAACATATTATTTGCAGTAAGAAAGGCAGTGGTGGTAGTTATTGAGGGTACACCAGTAAGCGCATTACATCCTGAGAACATAGAGCCTGCCCCATCAGCAAGAGGGATGTTCATTGCTGGCAGAGCATTTAATCCAAGACACCCATTGAACATATTGCCAAAATTGGACGAATTGGTCAAATTTAGAGCTGGAATTGTTCGTAGGCTCCTACAATCCCTAAAAGCAGAGTTAAAGGTAGAAACCAAACTAGTATTAGCTGGGGGTATCACATGCAACGAATAGCAGCCTAGGAATATGCTGGCCCAATTATTTGATATTGATATGTCAAACCATACTTGTTCCAGAGAATAGCAATTCGCAAACAAAGTGTTTGTATTTGTTACGTTCCATTGTGGACAATTAAACCTCTCAAGGTCTGTAGCAATTAGCGAACTAGTCCTCAACACAAAAGAGGTCAGAGCTGGCGCGTTCAGATACATATCCAGCCATCGGGTTGAATATGCGGTCACAACCATACTCGTCACAGCCTGTGCAAGATTACACCCTGTGAAATCGTTTGCTGTCGTCGGGGTTACTTTGATAACCGCTACTCTGTATATAGGAATATATACCGATCCAGTGCCATCTGTTGTCAGTGTAATGGCCGCACCTGAGAATGTTGCTGCCGCTTTGAAAGTATTGGTTGTTACGTCCCTAACCCAATACCGTGTGTAGATCGTGATTCCTGTCGTTGTTGTTATCACTGAAAATGCTATCTCTGCGCCATTAGCAAATCCATGACTATTCAGAGTTACTGTGTCTCCACTGTCCTGAAACGTACACGCTCTAGCATCTGAAATGCCGCGCTCTGATGACGGAGGGCAGTTGTTGTAGTTGAAAAGATGCTCAACCTTTACACCACTCGCTATTGCATCGTTTGGTGTACCATCACCCCACTGAACTGTATAGCCATCCACAGCAGTAAAATGAAAAGCGCAGGGATTTGGCCCGTCTTTATAAACAGCGTAAAGTCCTTCAAAGCGGTTTTCACCCGGAGTGTGTAAATCGTTGATGGCAGGCCAGTCAGCAGGTCGTACCCACCCAGTATTTAGTGTGAGCGTAGTCCCACCAGTTATGTTAGATACAGTGACCTGTCCTTGGAACACAAGGGCATCTTGAGGGGTAGCGTTCTCCTTACGAACAACAAGATACCCGATACCACCTATGGCAAGCCCGGATACTCTGGTTAAATCGAGAATTAAGTCCCCTGTGGCGTTAGTGGTTGCGACAGCAGTCTTACCCAGCGGGTAATCGAAATTAGCCACTATTGTCGTATCCCACCACAAACAGCTCAGCCCCGTCTGGTTCGCCAGTGGAGTGGTGTTGGTGTGGAGCTTGATTGATATTCCGTTTGGCATAATTATGTCTCACCTATTAAGTCGTTACGAAGTACAGAGTAGTCGCTACAGGACTTCCTGGTAATGTCGCTACTATAGCCATATCAGTGAAGTTTACGTCGCGCTTAGGATATCGCGCATCCCCCGTAGTCTGTGTCAAGTAAGCGAGTATTGCTTGCACCTGAGCGACAGTCATATCCTCCGGTACTCCCGTCCCCCCAGTGTTGCGACCTTTGAAGGTCTGGGTAGGTACGTTCACTAATTTCGCATTAGTGATGCTGGCGTCTGCAATAGTGGGGGTATTATTGACCCATTCCACCCCTGTAGTCTGGGCACTGTTAGCTGAGAGTATTTGTCCGTTAACACCTACAGGTATCCTTACAGCCGACCCCGTGTTGCGTCCCAGTATGTCGCCCTTGGTTGTTAGCGCAGAGGATAGTAGGAATGCCGTTGCTGGAAAACGTGCGTTGTCCGCAGCACTTAGTCCTACG